GGCCTTCATGACCTGTGGCGATAAGTCCATGACGTCGCTGTTGTATTTGCTCAACATGCGCTTGGCCATATCGCGCTGATGCTCCGTCTCGGCTTCGTTGTGCTTGCTCTCCCACGCAGCAGCACCGGCGCTGGCTTCTTGGCGCTTGGCTTGCAGTTGGTTGTACGTGCGCTCAGCTTGCTTAGCCGTACCGAACAGATCCTCGCCTGCCGGTGCGTAGCCATGCTTGTGGCCTTTGGTGTGCCAGTCCGACTGGATCTCCTCGATGTGCAGGATTTTCTTGCCCTCGGGGCTTGTGCGATCTTTCGCGCGGATGCTGGCCAGTACATTGGGCGCGCCACCGAAATGCGCACCAACGCCGGGGAAGCTGCCATGCGGATGCTGAAGCAAGATCTCGCGGTAGTTCGTGCCGCCGGGTAGCGTGTATTCCTCGTGGTGCGTGTCCTCGCCCCGATTAACCGCTTCTTCCGGCTGCGTTGGCCGCTGCGCCTTCAGGTTTGCAATGAAGTCGTCACGCGACATCTTGGGCATGGACTGCAACGCTTGCAGGTTGCGGTCTTCCACCTCGGCCTGCTTGAAGCCGGGTTTCTTGCTCAGCTCCGTCATGAACTCCGCACCTGTGCCCTTGGGCCGGGCCATCTGCTCGGCGAGCTGATTGATGGGGGAGTAGAAGCCTCTCATAGTGGTCGCTCCGTCAAACCGATATCGCTGATCTTGCCGGGTTCAAACTCGCCAGCCGCCTTCTTATTGCGCAAAGCCTCACGCATTTGCCCGGTGGTCAGCTTGACGCCGCCGCCCTTCTTCATCTGCGGCATCTGACGCATTCCCGGTGTGGTCGGCGTGGCCTGCATCGAAGCCATGGCCCGGCCTTGCGGCGTCATCTGCAAGATGTTGCTCTGTGGGCCTGCTGGGGCCGCCGGGGGGTGCGCGCCGGCTTGTGGAGCCTGTGCCATACCCTGTGGGCCTTGTGGAGCCTGCGCGGGGTTCTGTGCTCCACTAGGTTGCGCCTGTGCTGGGGCTAGCTGCTGCCCGGGTGCTTGGGGCTGGAAGTCCACGCCGCCGACCGGCATCCCGCCCTTGTGGCCATCTGGTGGCATGTACAGCTTGACGGGCATGTCTGGTGCCTCATCCACGCCAATGTCTGACGGGTTGGAAATCGGGCCACCAGCAGCGCGATACTGCATCGGATCCATACCCGCGCCGTCAGATGGGCCGCCCTCGTAGTAGCCTAGGTCGGTCGACGTGCCATCAGGGGCATCCGGTTGGACAGCACCGCCAATGGCCTTGTGCAGCATGACGTGGGCCAGCATCTCGTCGTGGCTTGGCCCAACCTCGCCGCCTTCTGCATAGCCTTGTTTTTGCAAGTGCGTCAGAAAATCTTCGCTCAGGTGCTGAGTTGGCGAATAGCCCAACGTCAGATCCATGTACCCCGGCTTGCGATTCTTTTCCTCTTGGAACTTCTTCATGTAGTCGCGCAGCATGACGTCCTTCGGCACCGGGTGATACATCTGGCCGTAGTCTTCACCGTGCAGCATCTGAGGGAATGCTGAGTGCAAATCGGGGCGATGACTAGTTTCTCCGCTCAAGCTGAACAACCGTGGGCCAATGGCGTGTGTCGGGACATCGCGCAATACGGGCTCGGTAGCAGCGTGCATGATCTTGTCGTATGCACCGATTTGGCCCTTCTTGCCGCCAACGCCGTGTCCGCCAATTAAGTCGGCAATAATCCTGCGCTTGGCAAACGTATCGGCAGACTTGTGCGTCTTAGAGCTCATGATGTCCGAGCCTACGCCAAAGAAGGGTTTGCCCTCCTTGTCGGCAATTGCTGATAGCCTTGCGTTGATTTTCTCTCGCAGCTCGGGTGATAGCAAACCGGCTTTTGCTTGCTTCTTAAAGTCATTGACCAGTTTGTCGTAGACCATTTGGTTGGAGCTGTGCTGCTCGGGCGTCCCGATAAGCGTAGACCATAGCGCTTGGCCTTCTGGCACGCGCCGGTTGGATCCCGCGATGGTGGACGCCATACCCGGTGTCATCACGCCCCACGCCTTGCCTTCATACTCTGGGTTGGTGTGCTGCAAGCTGGAAAAGCCCGGGCCGCCTAGATACCCGCCGCCTACCTTCGTGCGATCGGCCTGTGTGACCATTAGGGTCTTGCCCTCGTGCTTTCCTAGCGCCTCCGATGCTTTTTCTGGCTGGCGATTAGCTAGCGCTTGGCGCATTTGTTCGACGGTTGGGTTCATGCTCAATCCTAAGTTGCTTTTGTAACGGACAGCGGGCTGAAGACCGCCGCCATAGGCATGCCGGTATTCTTATTCAATACGCCGCTGTAGCCATACTCTTTTGCCAATCGTTCAGTATCGTTGGCTGCGCTCACCGGATCGGCGATACCCTGATTATATTTCGAGCTGAATGGCGTGATGTTGTAATGTTTCGCCAGCGCGCCCAAGTGCTCCGGATCCGCGCTGACGTCATATAGCCCGTGGGCTTGTGCATGGTATTTATGCTTGCCGAGTCCCTGCTCACCTCGCTCAGGGTTGCCGCTGTAAAAATACGAACGGTCACGCACCGCGCCCGGGTAGCCCAAACGCTCTGACTCAGCGCCCTTGATGCCGGTGCCATAGCGAGTTGGGTCGGTGGCCGTCAGGTTGGGCTCGTTGCTGAAGTGCGTCAGCTCTGCGCTTGTGCCGTGGTTAGGCTTTACCAACGCGCGAAGGTACGCGGGCATGCCGCCGGCATAGTCGCCACGATTCATCTCGGGAGGTAGCAGCACGGCCTTCTGTGGTGCGAACTGCATAGCGCCCATCAACTCTTTCTTCATGGCGTCGTGGGCTGCGGCTTGCTCGTGGTGCCCTTTACCTCGTGCGTGGTGCGCGGCTTCTTCTTGCTTGCGCACCGCCGCCTTCAATTCAGCATTGAGCGGTGAGTAATTCACCACACTGTTTTGACCGCGTGTCTCAGCGGTCAGCGCAGCTTGCGCTAACGGGCTAAACATAGCCGAGTGAGCGGCCCATGCCTTTTCTTCGCCCTTGGGGCCGAACTCGGTGCCGTGCACGCCGTGACCATAAAAGTCGTGGACAGCGCGAAACATCTCATTCGTGTTCAGGCCGGTAACCGGATCGACTTCGTGCAGAAACTCGTGGGGGTCACCGCCTTGGAACACGGCCAAGTGCTTTTTGTTGTAAATGTCGCCCAGCATCTCTTTGCTGCTGCCGTAATTACCTTCACCATGGCGGTGATAGCTTGTGGCGATTGGCAGACTATGAAACTGCTTTTTAGTCTCATGGGCAAGCTGGGTATATGCGTGCTTAAGCAGCTCGTCATAGTCCTTGGCGTGCATGGCCTCTGGCATTTGCTGCTTGTACGCCTCGAATACCGCCTGCTTGTACTCAGGATGGCCGGTAGCCGCCAGCTCGAATGCTTTGCCAATAGGGGCTTGCTTGCGCAGCGAACTCTCGCTGTTCTCGATTGGGGCGTATGGCCGATTAAAGTTCTCGCGGGTGTACTTATCCGCAGCCGCATGCGCAAACCCCGTCTTGTTCCGAATCAGGTCGCGGATGTCCGCATCCGCAAGTGGTTGCGGAATTGTGTCTCGTGCAGGTCTGCGTGCCGCGACGGGATCTTGCCCACTCGGGCTTCGTAAGCCTTGTGCAACTTCTCTGCCTTGAGCAGCAGCGCGCGGACGGACGCGCCAGAATGGGCCTTCTTGCTTTGTGTCATAGGTTACCTCGGGTATTGGGTTCATGGGCGTCTGCCATAGTTTGGCCCGATTATGCCAAGAAACCCTTAGCAGTCATAGGGGTTGCCAAGCCGCTTGGGGTTGGCGTCTGCGTAGTCTTCGTCTTCCACCCACTCCTTGGGGAAGTCGATCGTCAGCCAGCCGGCATCACGCAGGTAGCGCAGTGCTTGGCTCATAGCGTCCACAAAGTCGTCGTGCGCTGCGCCCTCGGGGAATGAGCAGACCTGACTGACCATGCCTTCGGCCCAGTCGCGCACAAAGCCCTTGCGCTTGCTCGACTCAGGGATCCAGACGCGGCCGGCCTTGATGATGTTGGCCACGATGCTAAGCCGTTGTATCTTGTCGGCCCGGCCCGGGTTGTACGGGATCACCGGAACGCCAGCCCTGCGCAAGTCTTGGATCAGCGAGATGCCAGCGCTCTTGTCCTCGATCAGCAGCATGTCCACGCGCTTCTTGTTCTTGCCGTCGCCGTATACCGTCTCGAACTCTTCCACCACGCGCGGGCGCAGGTCGGGGTACTGGAGGTGGTCTTGCCAGCAGTCGATCACCATAGCGCACATGCCGCCATCCTCGGGCTTGAAGACGCCGAAGGTGATGTGGGCCGTCGGGTCGTTGATCGTCTTCTCGCTCGCTGCACAGTCCAGCGACTGGATGATGTACTCGAACTTGGGGAACGGCTTGCCGTCTGGCCACATCTTAAACCACTCGCGCTTGACGATGCCGCCCTCTTCAGGGTCGATGATCTCGGCGTAGATCTCTTGGCGGCCTAGCTTGGTGCCCTCGTACTGCATGATCTGCTTCTGGAACGATGGGGCCAAGTTCTTGATGTTGCTGTACGTCGACGCGCGGCTGATGACCACGTCGTCGCCTTCGCGGTCGATCAAGTCCATTACCACGGGCTTAGGCTTGGGCGTCGTGGACGCGATCAGCTTGGTGTGCGTGCCCAGCCGGATGCCGAACTGGATCATGTCCCACGCTTCTTGCAGGTATTCCCACGCGGCCAGCTCGTCCAGCCATCCGCCGTGAAACTGCGGGCCTCGAAAGCGCTCAGGCTCCGACGCGGGAATGCCCTTGATCAGGCTGCCATTCACTAGCGTAAGTTCGTGCAGACTGCTGTTGTATTTTTGCACCAGCTTGGGTGGGATGACAGACAGCAGGCCGGAGTCGCCCTCGAAGCATGTGCCGCGCAAGTCGGCCGACGTTGGTGCAGACACCAGC